TCTAGAAGGAACAACTCCTTGCCATTGCTGTTCTCCACCAATGTAGTCGTTAGTTTTTAAGCCTTTAAAAGCCTGTCTTCCATTTGTGTAAGTTGGGCCGCCAAGTGCGCTAGGGTCTAAAACCGACCTTGATTGCACACCAAAAGGATGATGCATAGCGCTTTTCATCATAGGTATATTGTACTTATACTTTATTCCGTCATAATTTGCCGGTGGGGCAGGTGTTTCATCTTTTGGTTTTGGCGGAAAGATGTACTTAGGTTTAAAGACATAACCTTTTTTTCTAGAAGCGGTAAGTTCTTTAATTCTAGCATTAATGTCATCTATTTCTTTTTTTACTTTCGTAGCAAGATCCTCGTATGTTTTTACGGTTTTTTGAAGTGCAAGTATATTTTTAGCTGTTTGCACGCTGTAAGGCTTCGGTTTTGCAATCTCAATTAACAATTGCTCATTAGCTGTGGCTTTACTTCTTATCCAATCTGCTAGCATCTTTTTCAGCCCACCGTTTGGCGAATAGTCTCGTTTTCTTTGTAAATCTTTAATTTGCTGTGTAATTGCTGCCTGTCTTTTTTTCTCTTTAGCAGCCTCTTCTGCTTTTTTTATGGCATCTTTAGCGGCTTTTGTAGCATCTTTATCTCGTTGAGCATCAGTAGGTGTTGGAGTTCCCATTAGTTGCTTCCTATCTTCTCAAGTTTATTATCTTTTTCAAGATATTTCTTCAAAGTCTTTGCAAAAGCTTCTGCTTCGTGCTGAGTAGCTTGCTGTATTTGGAGAGTAACGTAGATGTTATTTGTGTCACCCTGTGAAAGCTCTTTACCTCTAGCGGTGTGAAGGGACATCTCATACGGCTTTGCATTAATAACGTTTGTGTTAAATCCATCTTTAGGACCACCTTGAATTGCGCCAATTCCAAGACTTGCTCGTGTAGCAGCAGCTTTATCACTTTGGTCTTTTGGTCGCTCAAAATCTGTCATAAATACTCTTGCAGCATCCATAATTGTAACGTTAGGGTCTTTTAACTTTTTCATCATTGACCCATATGTTTTCATTTCTTTTAACAAAAACATTTTTTGAAGTTCAATATCTAGATAATTCATGCCTTTAGAGGCAGCAAACTTCTTTAGCGCATCTCCACGGCCCTTGTGCCATTGAGCAATTCCAAAGGAAGTTCCACCATCTCCAACCGCTCCAGTACGCAGACCAGACTCTTGGATTAAGTTACCGACCACTCCAGTGGCTCCATTTTGGCTTAGTCCTTGGGTCAGAAGCCAAGCGTGTATCTCTTTAGCATTTGCTCTAACACCTTCTCCAACAGCAGCACCCGTAGGGTCTCCAGACGCAGTAGGAGACGCACCAGCTGCACTAGAAGAGGTGTTTTTCTGTCCATCGCCGCCTGGGTAGTAGGCGTTAGGGTCAGTAGGTACTTTTCCTTTGCGTAATTCAAAGTGCAAGTGAGGGCCGCGAACGGTGCCCGTGGAACCAGACTTACCAATTTGATCTCCAACTTTAACCTCTTGACCAGAACGAACTAACTTTATGTTTAAGTGACCGTAAATAGATGAGTATCCATCACCATGGTCTATTTCTACTGCAATACCTAAATCTCTACTTAAGTTTCTAGATACTACTTTTCCAGCAAAACGAGCATAGACAGGCGTACCAGTTGGCATAGGAGTGTCTTGACCTGTGTGATAATTTAAAGCTCCAGCCATTACTAATGATGAGTCTTTTGCGCCAAACCCAGCTCCCATTTGTTTAGAGAGAGAGGTGGAACCCATTGAAGCAGCTAAAGCACCATTAGCCATAGGTTGAGAACCAGAACTAAATGTAAATGCGTTTACTTGGGAACCCGCTGAAGAAGAGAACCCATCTGTTGGTCCACCCATTAAAAATCCCGCAGTTGCTGCTAACGCTGTAATTGCTCCAGAACTGACTTGACCAAGACCAGGTATAGCATTTATCAGTGCTGTTGCAGCAAAAGCTGTAGAGGCAAATTTAGCTGATTTGCCAAGACGACTTCTTAAACTACCTTTTTCTGAATCTCCTTTTATTTTGTCACCAACAAAGCCTCCCGCCATTGCAACAGCTCCTGCAACAGTTGCACCTTTAGCAACTTTAGCTATCGTAGCTAATCTTGCTGCTCTAGCTGTTGCAGCAGCAGTTGCTGCAGTCGCTGCAGTTGCTGCACCAGTAGCAGCAGTAGCACTTACTCCTGTAGCAGCTGCTGCTGTAGTAGCAGCAGTAGCAGCAGTAGCAGCAGTACCAGCAGCAGCAGTAGTAGCAGCAGTTGCTCCTGTAGCGGCAGTAGCAGCAGTTGCAGCAGTTGCAGCAGTAGCTGCTGAAGTGGTTGCGACTGCTGCACCACCAGCTTTTGCAGCAGTAAGGGCAGTTTTAGCTGCACCTGCTAGTTTCCAAGCTCCAATTCCTGTGAGTACGTTTGTAAGCAGACTTGTTACGCCACTACCTGATTTTGTTCCATTAAAGGTTTGTAGTGCGCCCTTCATTTGCAAAATTAAATCAGGTGTCTTTTCTAATGCTTTGTTTAGTTTTTCTAAAGCTGCTGCTGCAGTTTCTGCTCCTTTTAATAAGCCTTTTTCAGAATCTTGAGTAAGGCTTTCTTCGGAGTCATTAATTCTGTAGAAAGGATTTAAAGGATTATCAGATGTTTTAAAATCTTTTAATTCGCCGCTTTTTCCTGAAGCAATTTGTCCCATTGAAGCTTTTATTAAAGTCGCTGTTTCACCTGTAATACCCATGGTAGATAGCTGATAATCAAGGTTCATACCCATAGAGTCTTTTGCAAATTGCTCTGCACCAATTTTAGTTACATCTTTTCCAGCATAAAAGACATTCTTCATAAGGTCTTTTGCTATAGCGCCAGGTGTGCGCAAGTTACCCTTTGTGTCGTACTGGTTAATACCGTACTGGTAGAGCTGAGCTCCCATACTTCCTGTAGACAACGCTCCAATTGCAGATGAAGCAGCTGCGTTGTCCATATTCAATGCTTTTGCTGCTGCGCTTGTTTGTTCCAAGCCCATCTTCATGTTTGCACTACCAGGCATAAAGCTGTAGTTAGTAAATGTACCAAAAGCTTCGGCAGTACCCATAGGGCCTGTTATGCCGCCCTTCATGGCTGCCATTGTGCTTAATTGGTTTTGAGTTCTATTACTGCCTCCGAGCATAGCTGAAGAGCCGTAATATGAACCAGCTCTTTGTGCTACTGCTCCAACGTCTGGAAGCATACTTGAAAAGCCACCAACAATAGCCGTTGCTATCTGAGCTCCTGCAGCTATTTTACCAAATGAGGCTTGTCGTATACCGACGTCTAGGTACGCACTGTTTATCCTTTCGGAAGTGCTTTCGTAGTTACTTTGCTGCGCATTTGAGCCTGGTTTGGCAGCAGCCATAGGTGTTTGGCTTGAAAACTTTGGCGCACCACTTACAGATGTTTTTCCAAATACAGGTGTTCCTTGCCCATTACCAAATTGACCGCTTTTGGACAGAACCGCATTGACGTCCCCAAATGCTGATGGTCCAAGTCCTTTAATCTTTTTTAAGACGTCGTAGACACCAGAGAGTTCTTTTTTAAGGGTAGTAACAGAAGAGGTAAGTGTTTTTACATTACCCATAAAGTTAAATGCCATTACCTGTCCTTTCTGCCTTTGCCTTGGCTAGTTCTAGCCAATTTTGTCTCTCTCTTACTGACATATCTTTTATATCAGATAGTGTCCATCCCTCATGATTTGCACTTATTGCTGCCCACTGTGAGAACAGTTCTAAGTACGACGTGTAACTACAGGCGAAACAAGGTTCCCAAATTAATGGATACCGTTACCTCGCCTTCACACTCAGGACACGTAACTTGTAGGTCAGTAAACTGAGGTCCGGGTACTCGCTTATTGATTTCTTTAACGATGTTCTTTCTATCTACCATTCCAAGATGCTGTACCTGTAATGCGCTATAGACAGGGTTGTCGTTTATCTTTAGCACACAGGCTTGAAGCAAAATTGTTGTTTGCTCTGCTTCTGATTTATCAGCATTTGCAATCAGTTGTTTTTGGTCACTACCTGTTGGAAGTTGAACCGTAAAGAGGTCTTTTTTACCTTTTACAGTAAAAACACGGTCGTTAATTGGGTCTGTTAAAATTTTAACCTTTACATCTTCGTTTAAATCTACAGTCACAATCTTGTAGTCTTCGCACTTATCGCAGTAGGAAGGTATTTCAATATCTACTCCAAAAGTTGCTTTAATGATTCCAAGTAGAAGAGCATCTAAGTCTCCCGCTAGCAATTCATCTAAAACAGACTCTTCGGCTTTGATGCTTCCAATAGAAACCGTTCCACGTTGAATTATTGCTGATAGAGCTTTTCCTATAGTTGTTGCTTTAGCAATTGCCTCTTCATCACGTCCGTTTAGCTCTCGCACCTCTGCGGTACGGAGGAGCTCCCCAGCGGGGGTTACATATCCGCCAGGAAGTTCCACCGTAGTATCCACAGGAGATTTAATTTGCGGATTGAAATCATCTTCAATCTGCTCATTCATGACTTGGTTTATGAGATTGTTAGCCATGGCGGGGTTAGCCGCTGCACTGATTGTTTTCGTTGTCATTTTATTCCTTTGTTAGATTGGATTAGTTAGTTTACAACTGCTGAGCGAGCCCCGCCGCCACCGCCACCGCTTACCGCTGTAGCAGCAACTCCTACATCACCAAATACAGAGGATGCTTGACCTGCTGCTGTTAGTGCTGTGCCAAAGTTGACGTCAAAACCTTCATGTACGAGTGTCATCTGTTCTACGAACAGAGCGTTATCTCCCGCATTTAGGTCTGAGTAAGCAATTGAGGTAGGCCAGCAGTTATACACCTTAAAGCGCATTGCTACGTGGTCTGTTGGAGGTGTTAAATCACCAGCTCCTTCTCCTCCAACTCCTGGAATTGGATGAGATAAAACTGCGATGTCTAGGTCGCAACGGAAGTTTTCTGCAACCCCACGTGAACCTGCTCCACCTTGAACTGTTGCAAACATATTGCGCATCCAGGCCCAGTTTTTAGAAGTTCCAAGAATTAGTCCACGTTGCAGAGTGATAGGAGCAAAGGTTGTTTGTCCTGGAATTTGGTGAACGGTAGTGTTGTAACCACCCTCACGGTAAGGAATAGAGTCTGTTGTTACAGCCATTCCCGATACGGATGTAAAACCCATAACAGCAGTTGTTGAAGCTAAATTGGTAACTGCTGTACTTGGGTTAGTTTGTGCTGTAAACGTAACCAAAAACCTAAAGTTACGTAATGGATCTGTCATTAGGTTTGAGCGATTGTTAGTTATGGTAGCCATAATTTATTATCTCCTTGGTTAGTTCAGCGTTTTTTGGCTGAGGTCAATGACGATAAACTCTGCAGGGTACTGCAGTGCAACGCCAACTTCAATGTGGACTTCACCTTGAGCGATTAAGTTTGCAGGGTTATTTTCTGCATCGCACTTGATGAAGTAAGCTTGTGCAGGTCCTCCACGAAGACCACCTTGATTGCGGTACTCATTTAAGAATGAATCAACGACACCATAGATTTGCATCCAGAGACGCTCGTCATTGTTTTCAAAGATTGCAAACTCAGTAATAGCTTTTAGACGTGCCTTGATGTAAATCAAAGAACGACGCATATTTACATAACGGTTTGCAGTTCCGTCTTGTAACAGAGTACGAGCACCCATAATTACAATTCCTGCACCAGGAATCTGACGAAGAGGGTTTAGAGGAGCAACTGAACCTGTTCCTGCAGTAGGAAGGCCGTTGTTCATTCTGTCTAATTCAGCTGTTGTGAAGGTACGCTCTAGAGCAACGATTCCAGCAACTTGGCTTCCTAGACCAGCAGGTGCTTTAAACACACCGAGGCTTGCATCTGTTGAAAGGTACTTTCCTACAACTGCTGCTGAAGGACCTACCAAACGAAGTGCGCCGTTTCCACGACCAACTGGGTCTGAGATGTAACCGTGTGGGTAGTACATAGCTGTTGAGCTCTTGCCGCTTAGTGCTTGAGCTACAGCAATTGCTGCATCTACAGTTAATCCAGCAGCTGTTTCTGCAACATAAAAACCATTATTAGCTTCAGCCCAGGCTGAGGCTGCTGCTGTAACGGTTGCAGTAGATGTTGGTACTACGGCATAGATGTTTGGAGTAAAGATAACGAGAGGACGATTTACAGAGTTGAACTCGTTCCAAACAGCGGTTGATGTTGCAGCATAAGATGTGTAATCAGATGCGATTACAGTAGCGCCATCTCCACCATTTACTGGTGAACCGCCAACTGTAAGTGGATAAACTGCTGAAGCAGGTACACCCGCAGCATTGTTGCTGATAGTGATGTATCCAGAAACAGTGTTAATTACAGTGTTTGCGTAATCTGAGCTAGTTGAAAATGTTGGGTCAAAGATAATATTTTCATAACGCTCAAGCAAGACATCGTTTGAAGTATTTGAAGCAGTTCCTGAAACTGTTTCTTTGGTAAGGGTTAGCGTGTAAGTTCCTGCAACAGTTCCAGTGGTCATTTCTATACGAAGGTTAGTTCCATCTGATCCACGGTTTTTAGCTGTAGCAGTAAATACTGCTACGGAACCAGCAGTAGATACGGTTACGGCAGCACTAGATGCGTTTGATGAAAGTATACGCTTTACGTATAAATCACGACCACCATTAGAAAAGAATTGAGCAATTCCAAAAGTAGATGGATATGCGGCGTTGTATCCTCCGAAATACTTGGTAAATTCATACCAAGAGTTTACAAGAGTTACGGATTCAGGACCTTGAGGAAGCGGACAAGCAACTGCACCTGCAGCGTTAGCTGAATCTCCGACTCCGATTGGTGCGGGTAGTAGGCGCTCACTAATGTAAACACCTGGACGGCTATAAGCCATTGTTTTCTCCTAACTAGTTGGGTAGGGGTTCCTTGTTGTTACGGATTAGTCCACGAATCAACGGCAGTGTATGGGTATGCTGTTTGTCCTTGAACAAACGACCCAGCTGTGCCATTACCGATAACTTTTAACGTTTTGTACACTTGTGT